GGATACAGGAAGTTCGTCAGCTCCGCGTCGTTCCTGAAGTCGTGCGCCCACACCACGCCGGGGCCAGTGCTGCGGGATACCCAATCGGACTCAGCGGTGTTCGTCGCCGCCGCCAAATCCACGACTACTGAGTAATTGCCAGCGGTTACTGAAGGAGGAATCGTCATAATCCCCGTCGCGGAATCAATCGTCACCGCATTCAACGGATCACTGGTCTCAGTGAACACCGCTGTCGTTCCCGAAGGAACGTCTGCAAGCGTCATCAGGGGATACGTCCCGCCCACTCCTGCCGTGAAGCCAGGAATGGCATAGGGTTCCGTGACGTAGGACTTCCATCCGAATGTCACCACCGGAGGAGGGGCCGTCAGGACCACCGAAGAAGATACGGTTTGACTCGACTCCACCCCGCCAACAGAGAGACAGGAGACCTTGAACTGATACGTACCGTAGGAAAGACCTGAATTCACATAGGTCTGTGTTGCGGGGTACGCAACAGGACTAGCAGTGGCGACCTGAGAGTAACTACCACCGTTGAATGAACGGTAGATCAGATAACTCTGTAGCGCCGTCGCATCAACAGGGTCGGCCCACGAAAGGGAAATCGTGTCTTCAGCGGTTTTCGTGGCCGTCACAGACAGCGGCGCGGCTGGGGTCGGGGAGATGTTCCCCCTTCCCGAGCGTGCTTTCGATGTCTGCGTTTGGTTAACCAATTAAGGCATTGCCGTGTAAGTGATGGAGTTGAGCGTCAACGTATCGTTCTGGTTGAACGTCGCTGAGGTCAGATTCAAATCTGCACCGGAAGTACCCACAGAGCCGTTGAACACTTCGTTGGCGTCGGAATCCACGACCTTGAACTTCGCGGCAATGTTCGTACCCGCGAGGGAAATCGTCGCAACGATTGCACCAGGGGTCATCGAGGCCGAACCGTTCGATGCCGCCGCAAACGCGGGATCAGCGAACGTGGCGTAACCCATTAGGACATCGCCTGATGTGTAGATGTTAATTCTCCCCGCGCCGCTCCCCGCGTCGATCCTGTCCACAATCAAGTCCGCCGCTGCGGTTCTCGCCGCTGTCGCGTGAGCAATCGTCATTCTTTACTTCCTTGTAATCGGGGTCGTACTTGATGTTTCCCTGCGCATCCCGCGCAACACCAAATGCGGAAATCTTTGCCGGTCCTACCATGACGCCCTCATTTTCAAACCTGAACCTGAATACTCGGCCTTCTCAGAGGCAAGGTTCATGTCAGCAATCGCTGCTTTGTACAACGTCCCCCACACTTGGATACGCTCATCGTTCTTCAAGTAAGGGGCCGAGTGCATCAAAGAACCGTAGAGGTACGCATCCAAGTGGTTTGAAATAAGCCAGTTGGATGTATTGGAATCTGAAAGCGTTGGAATCTTTTTGTAGTACACCAACTCAATCGTGTACTCGACATCCGGCACAGGGGCGACTTCAATCTGGTCCCCGACAATCGTGTACCACTGAGGTTGACCCGTGGGGTACGCCGCCCGAAGCCGGTCCGCCTCTTCGATTGAAACGTACTCCAGCGAGACCACTGGGGTTGAATTCAGTTGGACGTTCTTGGCTTCTAGGAAGTCAGAGGGGAGTCCAGTGAATTGAGCGTCCAACACCGCAGTCGCTCTGGTGAGCATTGAGCGGTGTCGAATGGTTCGGTTGAAATCCGCTTCCGCCAGTTGGATGAACGTGGGGATCGTGGAAGTCAAATCCTGTCGGTTGAGAAAATCTGCAACCGATGTCTTGAGTTCCGCGTAGTTCATTTGCTTGGTAGGTTCTTTCGGATTTCTGTGATGTAGGGGCGGGCTGCGAGAGCCTCTTTGTAGCCAAACTCGGCTACTCCGATGTGATAGACCTGTTTTGTCAGGTCATGGTCGAGAAGAACATCGAACCCTGTTGCACGGGCTTTGCGGCAGAAGTAAACGTCTTCACCGCATTCCTGCTCTTCGTTCTCATCGTCCCAAGGAATGTGGAACCACGGACGAGGCATGGCTTCAAACACTTCCCGATGGACGCACATCACCCCAAACCCCATTGCGTACACTTCTTCAGTTCCCGTGGAACCTTCTTCCGTGTACACGCGGAACTTTCCGCCATCGTCTCCGTAGACGGTCGGCTCAATCGCCGGGACTTTCCGCGTTGGATACCCGGCCCCCACAATCGGAGCCTTGTGAGCGATCAACCGCTCAAAGGTGTCCGCAGGGAACCGCATGTCCGAATCCAACCAGATGGTCCAATCCGCACCATCGCGGAGAGCCAGTTTTGCTAGCTTCGTTCTCTGCTCCGACAGGATGGTCCCGTTGGAGAAGTACAGCGTCACATCCACTTCCGGATGGTTCTTACCCATGTAGCCCATTGCGAGACCCAAGCAATAGGCGAACCAGGCGGGGATGTTTTCGTGCGTGGGGACGAGGATCGCTACCTTTACGGGTTCTTCCTTCAAGATAACGTCGGTCAAACTACCCCCGGTCGAGTTCGGAAATGCCTTTGGTCTCTATCGTTCAGCCATTTCTTCATGGCCTTTGTATCGTCAGCAATGCCTTTGGCTTTCAAGTCGTACAGGATCGACAAAGGGATTGATGCCACTCGCGTCCACTCGCCCCACCGGGCGCGCTCGTCAACGCTGTTAAACGCCCCCTTGGAGGCTTCAACGATGTTCGTTACGTCCTGGACTTTCTGGATATGGACGCCATCTGCGTCCGAGTGGAAAATAGTCTTGGTCCCGAATTCGGGATTTTCTGTCAGTACACGTTTCATAGGAAAAGGAGGAGGAGATTGCTCCCCTCCTCCAAATGACATCTAAAGATCAGGTCGTGGTCAGAGCGCGAGCAACACCGTGAGCCTTCTCGGTGTTCACCTTGACGCCCCATTCCGTGATGAGCGCCCGCTTCTCAGCGTCACCCGTCTTGGCGAGTTCGATCAACTCAAACGGACGCAGCGTGACAATCGAGGCGTAGTTCGGGTCAACGAACAACGCTGCCGACTCACGTACCTGACGCGAAGGAACGAACGTGATGTTGCCGAAGTCGGAAACATACACATCCGCCGCGCCCATGATCGTCGCCGGACGCTCGCCAGCGGCTTCCTTGCGAATCTGCGCGATGCCCGTGAAGCCCGAGGCGCGAGCCTTGTTCACCGGACCCACAATCGCCATCGCCGCCTTACCGCCCGAGGTCCACGACTTCTGGATGACATCCTTGAGGATGGTCTCCGAGAACGCTCGCAGCGTGCCGTCTACCGGAGCCGCGTTGGGATAGCCCTTCGTGGAACCAGAGAGCGTCGGGTTGGAAGCGCCCGTTGACGAATTGTTGACGTTCGTGGTCAGGAAGGCTTCAAAGCCCGCCGTCTCACGTGCCGTCGCAGCGCCACCGGCCACAGCCGGGAACTGGCCGCAAGCGCGCTTTTCCATGTCAAGGCGAAGCTCTTTACCCTGCTTCGCAATCTGATAAGCCAGCTCGTCTTCCACGCCAGCCATGTTGACCGCACGGGCCGTACCCGAAACGATGACCTGCTTACGCGAAATCTGGGTGTAGTTACCCAGCCGAACGCGATCAGCGGTCGTGGTGAAAGCGATTTCGTCGCCTTCGATCACCGCGTTATTCGTCACGCTCGACGCCAACGAATCAGTCAGCCACTCGTAGTACGTGCTGTTGACCGATTCCTTACCCACGTTACTGATGAACGGGGTCTCTTCCGGATCTACGTTGTAGATCATGTCCGACAGTTCTTCGCGCTTTGAATCGCCGCGGAAGTACGTGTGGACGGTGCCTGTGAACACTGCCATGTCTTATTTCCTCAAAAGAAGTTTGGCTACCGCCGCCGCGTCTTTGAGCGAGCGGGAAGCCGTGAATTGGGCCTTCGTTTCGAGGTACTCTTTGTTGCCAACCTGTCTGAGATTGCCTGGAGCAGCGGTCTTCGGCGAGTGTGAGACTTTTTCAGTCTGAGACTTCGCCTTTGACATCATCTCGTCGTACATCGCTGCCTTTCGTACAGTGATGACCGCTCGATGATCGTAAATCTGCGATATTTCCGCTTCGGAATAACCGAGACTTTGGAGATAACCAAACAGCTTCTCCTTGTCGGCCTTCGCTACCTTGGCGTCCTTCCATTCAGGGATCGCGTGGGCTAATTTAGCCTGCTCTGCCTGAACGTAGATTTCTAACGCCCGTCGCTGCTCATCCTGTTCCTGGGTAGCGAGACTTGCTCGTTCCTGCTGGATGAGTGCGAGTTGGTCCTTGCGGTCCCGCTCCTCCGTCTTGCGAATTGAATAGGTGAGGGGGTCTTCCTCCTTCAGCCTGTTCCAATCAACATTCTCAGTGGGTTGCAACTGTGCCTCAAGAATCCTGAGACCTTCAGCGTACCTCTGTCGTTCTTGTTTTACGGACTGAGACTCTGCGTCCAACGCTTTGGCCTTCTCAGAGACCGCCTGCGTTTTCCGCGTGTAATCAGCCGTACGGGAGTAACCCCTCAGGAGTTCGTCTTCGGGGACTTCAATCTCTTCCCCGTCAACCTTCACCTTGAAGGTTCTTACTTCCGGTTGACTCGCTTCTTCGGATGTTCCCGTGTCCTCTGGAGGAGTCTCTTCTTCCTTTGGTTCGCTCTGTAGCCAACCCTTGATCTGCTCTACCGGGTCAGACGTTGTAGCCTTCGCTGCGTCCATGCTTACCTTTGGCAGTTGTTTCCAGTGCTGCCGTATCAATGAATGTCTGCAACTGCGCCTTGATGTCTTCCAAGGCTTGCAGTCGTTCGTACAACCCCTCCCGTCGCTTCCATGCGTCCGGAGGGGTTGCTTTCCATGAGTCCTTCAGGGTTTTCTCAATCTCCCCGCAGGCTTCAGTAAAAACTTCGTTATCGAGGATGTCCCGCGCTAGTCGGGATCGTTCTGAGGGAGTCACGCAACCCTTTGCTTTGCAATCTCAGCGCGGATTGATTCCACATCCACCGCTTGTTTGTATTGCAGTTCCATTTCCTTGCTTCTCAGGATGATGTCCGCATCCAACTCATCCCGCTTGAAGTCCTGCTCCCATGCGGCTGTTTCACGATCAAGCCGAAGCTTCTCTGCCCCAATCGCCATCTTCCCCCGGATGTCTTCCATCTGGAGTTGAGACAGCATCTCCGCTGGATCGGGCTGCGGGGGAGGAGGCTCGTAGTCCTTGGGATCACTCCAATACGCCGCTACGTCTTTATGACCACCCAATTCCGTCATCTTCGTGTACGTGTTGTACAGATTGATCGGAGTCACCAGCGGATTGTCCATCCCTGCGGTCTGGAGAACCATCTCTTGTTTAGAAGCAATGAGGTTCAGGAAGTTGATCTTGTCTTCGTTCGACCCAGCACCGATCCCTACCTTTACAACCACATCCATCGTTGCGTCCCATGATCGCGGGTCCATCTCAACCCACTTATTCCTGAGCCGAACCACACGGGCTTTGTCCTGATGCCGACAGATGAGACGGAGAATCCCGTTGAAAAGACGCTTCATCCCTCCTTCAGCGAAGATTCTGGCAATCAGTTCCTGTCTTGCCTGCGCTCCTGCAACAGTAGCCTGAACAGCAGACTTAGTGGATGACTGCAAAGCGTCCGCATTCAAGCCCATCGCGGCTTTGGATTGACCTGTACGGTTCTCTTTCACTTCATCAAGGTAAGCAAGCATTGGGAACGCCTGCTGACCGATGAACGGGGTTTCCAACTGACGGAGCATCCCCGGAGCGCGAACGCGAACAACACCCCCAACTTCGTTGTTGAGAACGTCAGCCATGTTGACTTGACCCTCAACAGCCTCCATCCGGTTGTGGATGGACTGAGCGAGGGAGTCAAACATGTTTCTCAGAACGAAAGACTTCTGCTCCTGAATGTCCATCGTGTCGTCCGAGGGACACATCCCAAAAAAGGTATGCGGTTCTGGGTCAGGACAGAACACAGCAAACGGAATATCGTCCGTTGGTTCCACGTGGAGCAATTCTTTCCCGGCAATACAAACCCGCAAGAGCTCGTCAATGCCGTCTTCGTCCAAATCGTAGCGAACGTAGCACTCTCGATAGAGCGTCTTTTTGACGTGCCTTCCAAACGCGATGGCAGCCGGGTTTCTTGCTAGCTTCTCCGCGTTCAACTCCAGCGAGCGCTCGTTGGAAAAACTCACCTTCTCAGGATCGTAGCCCATCGCCGCCAAGTCACCCTTGGTCTTCTCAGAACGATGCTCTACATAGGTCCAGGTGTTTACATCCTCAATCCGTGCGTCACGGTTGATAACGAATTCTTCCGGAGGCACACCAGCAATCGTTACCTTGTTTTTCTTCTTCGCTCGCTTGATCGTAACGTCGTGAAGGAAAACCGGAGGGGCCGGAATAGGTTGTCCCATCTGATCAAGCACAGGGTTCCCGGTCTCATCCATGAGAACTGGCGGCACCGAAGGGTCGGGATATTGGTTGTGAGCGGAAAGCTCGACACCCTCCTCATGCAGTAGTGCAGCAAGCGCCTGATCCGTCAGGCCCGAGAATTCGTGAGTGGTGACTGTGATTAACTCATCCCACCAGTACTTAACGACACCGACTTTAAGCTTCAGTGCGTCCTTGAACGCCCCGTAGCAAATCTGGAATCCGGGGTTGTCCTGAGTGATGATGTGTTCGACGTAATCCGTAGCTTGTTCAGCTACTTCAACGTCTTCCGGACCCGAGGGGATGTACTCAACAACCTTCTCGCCGGAGAAAAACACCCGCATCAGGGAGGGAAGAATCGCCCCAATGGTGTCCCTGACTTCAGTAAGAACAACCTGAGACTTCCCTTCCTGTTCAGTTCCGAACTTCTCACCCTTGTAATACCGAGTGGCTTTCGCACGCATGGGCGCGATGTCGGAGTCAATCCAACTGGAAGCATCGTCGGACTGCTGGAGAACGTAGGTCTTAAGTTCCTCCATCGCGACTGATTTGGTCTCTTCTTCCATGATTCCTATTTCTTCTGAAGCACGAATTTCAATGTGTGCTTCGACTCAACCAAGGCTTTGGTGATGAAGTTACCTTTCCAGTAACTTCTAAAGTCCGTGCAAGGAGTCGTCCCCACCTGATCGTAGTGACTTTGGTCGAGGAAACTCAGCATCTCTTTAGGGATTACCCTTGTGTGAGATGGATCACCAAACGCCCAAGGAGATGTCCACATCGGGACCGTGGCGCAGAACCACCCGTTTGGTTTCAGGATGCGATAGAACTCTGCAAACTGGTCAAAGAAGAACCTCCAGTCCCCTTGAGACCCAAGGTGTTCTAAAACCTCGTACCCTTGAATTTCATCAAACGACTCATCTTCAAACGGGTACGGGAGAACATTTAGATCGTGCAAGACATCACAAGGTGATTGGATGTCTAGCGTGGTGAGGTTGGTCCATTCTTTAGGGATTGCATCAAAAACAATCCGCTTCTCTCTGGAATTACCACAGCCGATTAATAGTTCTCTTCGCATACCCCTCCATGAAAAAAGCCCCCTATCGACTCATCAGGGATGTCCCATAGGATCAAATCCCTTGTCGTGGAGGCAGAGATTGGAATCCAGGACAATCAGCCTGCCCCTAAAAAGGGGTTAAACGATGTGAAGATTCCTCTTCACTTCTTTCGCCCACTTGAAGGAAACGCCATTCGTGAAAATGGCTTCCGGAGCGGCGAAAGTGAGAATAAAAGCATCCGCTACGTCAGGGGAACTTAATCCCCTTCGCTTCATATCCTCTTTCGACTCCACTTGAACTTTGCCAGAGGAGGAAAAGAGGTAACGAACAGAAGTCAATTCAGCGATCAGGGTGTCGTCTTTTGGGATTTTGCAATCCCTTTTGGCGAGCCAGTCCCTTGCGCGATACCACAACTCTGCTCGTAAATTTCTGTAATTACCGATGGAGGGTGATTCAGATACGTTGACCCCCAATATGGGCAGTCCCAACTCTCGGAGTCGGTCCACAACCCCCGCTCCCATCCCAATCGCGTCAACCATGATTGTCGAGGGTCTTGGATTGGCAATGTCGTATTCCGCCTTCACCGCACCGCAAAGCTGCATCAAGTCCAGATTTCGCCAGGTCTTGATGTCTAAACAGAGGTTTCCTTGTCTTCGTACAAGACAGGATCGGTCGCCACCGAATCGCGCCACGTCCAACCCCCACACGAGGTCTGCCGTAGGCGACCCCGAAACGTCGCGGTTTGCGGCTCCTTCGGCCAAATCCAAGGAGATAATTGTGTCGTCGTCTGATCTTGGGAACTCTCCCAAAACCCGGACTCGGTAGGCGTTGGAGTCCTCTCCATACCTTAGTTTCATCTCCTCAACGAACTCAGGGGAGACTCTTGGAGAGTCAACACATGACACATGGAAGACCTTCCACTGGTCCGCCATCCTCGTATGGGAATCGTAGAAGAAACCCGTCCCTCTGGTCGGATTCCCGGTCAGAATCGTCGTCGCGTTGTGGGCCGACATCGACCCAGAAGCAGCCTCAAACACCGCTGAAGGAACACCCGAAGCCTCATCTACCAGCAAAAGCACATGCGCCGAGTGAACACCGGCCAATGCCTCAGGGGTTTCAGCCCTGGAGGTTCGGGCAGATATAAATACCTCGTCCGGAGCGGCTTTCAGGGAAATCTTGTCAGTCGTAACGACAAGAAGTTCCTTGAGAAACGGCGGAAGGTTGTTTACCTGCCCTCTGAGTTCGGCGAAAAGGGCGTCAAACAACTGAGCCGAGGAAGGCGCAGTCATTACGCACTTACTCGGATACCTCGTCAGGACGAACCACAGGGCCGTCCACGCTAAAACAGCACTCTTGCCTACGCCATGGCCGCTCCGAACGGTAATTCGTCTCTCAGAGCTTGCTACGGACTCCAAAAGCGAAATCTGCCACTCATCCGGAGTGACCTGAAGCATTTCCTTGACAAACCTAACCGGATTGTCACGGTAGCGAGATAGAAACTGAATAAACGGGTTCTTCCCCGAAAACTCAGCCACAGGAATTCACCCCTACCCAGACCCCAAACCCAAATACCTTCGATCCCACCAGGTAAATCAGGCTCAAAGCCCCCAAAATTACTAGGAAATTTATCAGGGGACGAAAGTAGGTCATTTGGCCTATAAAAATTCGGTGAGACTACGGCTGGCGATCAACCCAACCGACCCTGAAGCTAACTTCCTAAGGTTTTACAAGGGAAAAATTGGTGAGTGAGGGGGTACTTATTTCCACTTGCACCCCTGCTTTCGTTCAAGGGGGGGCTTTCCTCCTCCCGGAGTATGGATTGCGTCCAATCTGCCCCATTCCTACCATGTGTCACGCTCAACAGTGACAAGAATGATCCTAACTCATTGATATTGTTAGTATACGCACTACCTTAGATAGGTAGTGTAGACTAGTAGGGAGTGAACACTAGCAAGGTACGCGCGTGCGTATCATTGCGATTCGCACCCTGTTAGCGTGCTACTTCTTCCCTTCGACTGTGTTCACAGTCCGCATTGCATCTCTCATTGCATTCAAGTGCATGGCAGTGACATCAGTTAGCTGCACGTCCATTGCTACTCTATCCCCATAGACTGAGGGATCGAGCTTGCTTGCTACCCATCGTCTGTTCTCAGCAGCTACCCTTGCGCTAGCTGGGTCTAGTTGCCCGTTCTCTACCTTGTCTGCGATGTCTGCGACTCGTTCGGCCTGCAACCTGGCCTGTTGCTTCTTCGCGTCTTGGTAGTCCTCTCCATAGGTTTGGAGAGTCTTTACGATGTAGTAGTGGCTAATGGGTTGTCCGGTAAGGCTAGACACATGGTCGGCTATCTTTCTAACCGTCCATCCGGTAGCAATCATCTCTAGCAGCTGGTCTTTGTTGACTGTTCTATTAACCAACGCTTTGACTTGT